TACTCCAAATGTAGATTCATTAGACAATAATGGTAATTTTAAAGTATCGCAATATAGCAGTAGCTTACCTTCAGTAGGTAGTGGCTCATATGATGGTTCATTTGCTGGTGGCGTTGCTGATACAGGAGCTGCTAAAACTATGAATGAAGCTATTACAACAACTAATATTCAAGGATTTGCACCTGCTGATTATAACACAGCATTTACTCTATTATCAAACAAAGACGAATATCAATTTAATGTATTAATGGCTCCAGGAGTTGGATTAGATTGTACTGCAGTTTCAAATATGATTGCTTGTGCTGAAGGTAGAGGAGATGCAATTGCTGTTGTAGGAGCTGGAGTATATAATACATCAATCGCAACCGCCGTAACAAACGCAGCTGGTCAATCAAGTAACTATGCTGCAACATATTATCCTTGGGTTTCATTATATTCAAGTGCATTAGGCAAAGCAGTATGGTGTCCTCCATCAACAATTATAGGTGGTGTATTAGCATTTAACGACCAAGTAGGAGCTGAATGGTTTGCACCAGCAGGTTTAAATAGAGGTGGAGTACCTTCAGTATTAATGGCTGAAAGAAGATTATCACAAACAGATAGAGATACATTATATAGCGGAAACGTTAACCCATTAGCTACATTCCCAGGAACTGGAGTATGTGTTTGGGGTCAGAAAACATTACAACGTAAACCAACAGCTCTTGATAGAGTAAACGTTCGTAGATTGTTAATCGCATTAAAAGGATTTATTGGTGGTGTTGCTCGTAATTTAGTATTTGAACAAAATACAACAGTAACTCGTAATAGATTCTTATCTCAAGTTAACCCATACTTAAGTTCAGTAGTATCACGTCAAGGTTTATACGCTTTTAAAGTAGTAATGGACGAATCAAATAACACACCAGATGTTGTAGATCGTAACCAATTAGTAGGTCAAATTTATATTCAACCAACTAAAACTGCTGAATTTATTATTCTTAACTTTAACATCCTTCCAACTGGCGCTACATTCCCTGCATAAGGGGATGTAGTTGCTTAATATTTATTACCAGCAATAAAATAACAACATAAAATGGCAGTATTAAACCCAAATGAAATCATGTTTACAGCGTTTGAACCGAAGGTTCCAAATCGCTTTATCATGTATATAGATGGTATCCCAGCATACCTAATTAAGAAAGCTAGTGCTCCTGGCTTTGACGCTGGTGAAATTATATTAGATCATATCAACGTTTACCGTAAAGTAAAAGGTAAGGTAAAATGGGATGATATGACTTTGGAATTATATGATCCAATTACTCCAAGTGGTGCTCAATCAGTAATGGAATGGGCTCGTTTGGCTCACGAATCAGTAACAGGTAGAGATGGTTATAGTGATTTCTATAAAAAAGATATCACATTGAATATTTTAGGACCAGTTGGTGATATTGTTGGTGAATGGATAGTAAAAGGTGCTTATTGTAAAACAGCTAAATTTGGCGATTACGATTGGGCTACAGGAGATTCAGCAATTACACTTAGTGTAACACTTGCTATGGATTACTGTGTATTGAACTTCTAAGGAAAAACCACAATCATAAAAAAAGAAGCGTTCGCCTATTTGGTGAACGCTTTCTTCTTGCATATATTTATATACGAACAAAAAATAAATAACGTTTATGGCAGAATTAAAGTTACCGACAGAAATCGTTTCGTTACCATCAAAAGGTTTACTGTATCCAAAAGAATCACCACTTGCTAAAGGTGAAATTGAAATGAAATATATGACAGCTAAGGAAGAAGATATTCTTACCAATGCAAATTATATTAAACAAGGAACAGTAATTGATAAATTATTACAAGCATTAATTGTTACTCCTATTAATTATGATGATTTATTGATTGGAGATAAAAATGCAATCCTAATTGCAGCACGCGTATTAGGATATGGCCAAGAATATACATTTAAGTATAACAATGAACAAGGTCAAGAAATAGAAGCTACTGTTGATTTAGCCGAATTAAAAGAAAAAGAATTAGATGCCTCTTTATATAAAGGAGGAGTAAATAATTTTACATTTACTTTACCTAAATCAGGTAATACAGTAACATTTAAATTATTAACACACGGTGATGAAAAGAAAATTGAACAGGAAGTAAAAGGACTAAAGAAAATTAATCCTAATTCTACAACAGATGTTACAACACGTTTAAAATACATTATAACATCAATTAATGGTGATAGTGAACAAAAAGCAATACGCGAATTTGTAGACACATACCTGTTAGCTCCAGATGCTAGAGCATTACGCGAATATTACAATAAAGTACAACCAGACATTGAATTGAAATTTATGCCTGAAGATGAAAGTTATACAGGGGAGGGTATAACTATTCCTATTACTCTTAACTTTTTTTGGCCTGACGCCGGACTATAGACCTATTCTATTTAAACAAATACATGAAATAGTATTTCATGGACAAGGAGGATATGATTGGGATACCGTATATAATATGCCATTATGGTTACGTCGAACTACGTTTAATCTAATGAAAGAACACTATGACGCCCAAAAAGAAGCGCAAGATAAACAAAATAATATGCTAAATAATAAAAGCAAAAGTGAAATAGCACGCCCTAACATAGCACCAACCCCAACATATACAACGAAAGCCGCTAAAAAATAGCGGCTTTTTATATTTATACGCATAATACTGTATTATGGCAGATGATAATAAAAAGAAACTAGTAGAAGGATTTGATACTGAGTTTGAAAGACTGCAAGATAGACTAAACAACATAGCTTCTCTTTTGGGAGACACTATGAGAAATAAACTATCAGATCTAACTACAGAAGCAGGAAATTACATAGATGCTTTTGAAAGGGGAGAAGATGTAGTTAAAAAATTAACTACTAAATTAACATCTCTACAAAAAGATTCTAATAGACTTTCACTTAATAGATTAAAATTAGAAAACGATTTAGCTCGTGTACAACAACAAGGAAATTTAGCTGCTGAAAGAAAAATAAAAGCAGCTTTATTACAAAATAAATTAGTTACTCAACAAGTAGATGCTACTCAAACTTTACTAATAAAATTACAACAAGCAGCAGAAGAAGAAGCAAAAATTACTGAGGAAAAACGAAAACAAAATGATTTAGGAGAGGTAGCAAAGAAAAAAGCAAAAGAAGCACTTGAACCTTTTACAAAACTATTATCAGCGGCTGGTATTTTTGAAGCAATATGGAAGGGACTTATAGGAGCCAATGAAAATTCAGTTTGGATAAGTAAAAATTTAGGCTACGGAGCAGCAAAGGCGGATATATTGACTGATAAGATGCAACTTATGAGTCTAACAGCTGATGCTACTAATGTTAGTTTAAAAAGCCTAAATGAAGCAATGGTACAGTTATCAACTGCTACCGGAGGTGTTGCTGAATATTCTAAAGACGCTTTAGAAACACAAGTAATGCTAACTAGGCAAATGGGTCTAACAGGAGAAGAAGCAGCAGGGATATATAAATTAGGAGTACTAAACAACCAAACCTCAGAACAGACGAATAAGCAAATGATAAAAGCATTTGCTACTACTAGGAATAATGTTAGAGGATCAATCAGTTTTAAAGAAGCAATGGCATCTGCTTCTAAAGTATCAGGTCAATTAGCTTCTAATCTACAAAATAACCCAGCATTGATAACAGCAGCTGTTGTTAAAATGCAAGCGTTAGGTACGTCTTTAGAACAAACTAAAGATCAAGGTGAAAAATTACTTGACTTTTCATCATCAATTGAAAGTGAACTTAAAGCGGAATTATTAACTGGTAAAGAATTAAATCTAGAAAGAGCTAGAGCAGCAGCATTGGCTGGTGATCAAGTTACATTAGCTGAGGAATTAAATAAAAATGTAGGTTCATTAGCTGACTTCAATAAAATGAATGTTCTGCAACAAAAATCGTTAGCAGAAGCAGTTGGATTAACAGCAGATCAATTAGCAGATCAATTAAGAAAACAAGAGATAGCTGTACAACAAGGTAAATCATTAGCTCAAGTAAACGCAGAAGAATTAGAAGCCGCTCAAAAAAGAAAAACGATACAAGAGAAATTTAATAATTTCCTTGAAAAAATGATGGATATTATTGGTAGTATAGGTACTGCTCTTTCACCATTTATTGAAGCTCTTACCTGGATCTTTGATCATACTTGGGCAGTATATGGTGTATTAGGATTGTGGTTATTGCGTTCTAAAGGAATTGCTGGTACTTTTACAAGTATAGGAAATTCTATAAAAAATATAGGTGCTAGTATTGGAAATAAAATATTAGGAAAAACAGCAGCTCCTGCTACTCCTGCTCCAGCCGCACCAACAACACCAGCAGCTGGTGGTGGAGGAGCTGGAGGATTTATGAAAGGTATTAATACTACCGACATGATAAAAGGAGCAGCAGCAATACTAATACTATCAGCAGCCTTATTTGTAGCAGCAAAAGCGTTTCAAGAGTTTGCTACTGTTAAATGGGAAGATGTAGCTAAAGGAGTAGTAGGAATAGGAGCATTAGCAGGAATAGCTTTTCTATTAAGTAAAGCATCCGGAGACATGATTACAGGATCCGTAGCATTAGCTATATTAGGTGTAGCATTAATACCATTTGCTTATGCTTTAAGTTTATTAGCTAATGTAAAAATGGAAAGTGTATTAGCAGCCGCAGCTGGATTAGTAATATTTGGAGCAGCAGTATTTGGTTTAGGAGCTCTTATGATGACAGGTGTAGGCGCTTTTATATTTGGTGCTGGTATATTAGCTATAATAGCTTTAGGCGGCGCTATGCTAATACTAGGATTGGGATTACAAGCCGTATCAAATGCCGGAACCGGTATAACAGCATTATTTAAATCATTAACAGAGCTAGACGTAGATAAACTAACACAAATCGCTCCAGCACTTTTATCTATAGGTGAAGGTATAATGGCTCTAGGGGCCGGTAGCATAATGGCAGGAATTGGAGGATTGTTAGGTGGAGGACCAGTAGATATAATAAAAGGAATAGCAGAATCTGGAGATGGAATACAAAAAGCAGCAACTGGATTACAAGCAATGGCTAGTGCTTTACAACAAGTATCATCTGCTTTATCTGGTATAGATACATCTAAATTAGAAGCATTAAGCGATTTTTCTGAAAAAAGTGCAGCCTCTGGTATTGTAAGTACTATTTTATCACCAATTAAAGCAATTGGTAATATGATAGAAGGAGCAGCAGGTGGTGGTAACGAAGAAATGGTTAAAGCTATTAATGAAGTAAGAGATGCTGTAAAAAAATTATATAATAAAGATCAATCTATTCATATGGATGGTAAGAAAGTAGGTACAACGCTAACACAAAACTCATACAAGGTAGCATAAACCTATAATATTTATTGACACAATAAAACAATAAAACATGGCATCAGTACTCGATCAATTACCAGCTAGCACATTAAGTTTAGTAGGTAATGGCTTTAATGCTCAACCAAACTCACCAGCATGGGGATATCAAAGTCCATTAAACACATTAGACCCAGCATTAAGTGAATTACAATATACTTATTCAGTAGATGGTAATCCTAATGAACGTATTGTTGATTTTAATAGAGCAGCATTAGGGGGTGTTACATCAGTAAAACCGCCAGCAACTCTTGATGAATTAGATCCTAACGCACCTAATAACTTCCAAGCTGGAACAGGTGGTGTAGTATCTCAAATTTATAAATCATCACCCGGTCGCAACTATAAGGATTTAGGTCCTCAACCAGGCCGTTATTAATATAACATAAATGCCTCTATTAGATTTAAAAACAGACTTAAAATCACTTAAGTACGGACAGGATCAACCTGATGGAGGGAGTAGTGGTCAACCTTACATTAAAACAGATATCAATTCGATTGATGCTACTATTAATAAGGTTAGACTTACTAAATTCGATGATGGTTTGATTAGAGGTGGAGCTGTAGGTGCTATTAATGCCTCTGTTACTGATGCTCTTCGTATTGGTAAATTTTTTGTTGATGCTCCAAAAGGTCCATTATTTCTAGTTAAACAAGTAGGATTACAATTATCTAATCCTATATTAGAACATATAGATACATTACCTACTAATCGTAAGGGTACTAATAAACCAATTAAACATCAAGGATTTTTAAGAAATGCTACAAATGCTATAACTAACGCAGCTACAGCAATTGGACCTTTTATAGCAAATATAGCTAATAAAATAGAGAATGCGGTTGGACCTACTCGCATATACAATTTAGGTGTCAACACACTAGCTCAAGTTCCAATTAACGCTATTGGTGGTCATATATTAAGACATGGATTATTACCAACAAATGATCCGGATAAGTTATATATAAATGTTGTAAAAGCAAATAACTTTATTAATGACCATAATAGACTAGAAGGATATGCTAGTTCATTTGGATTAGGAGGATTTGGATCAGACGGAAATTGGGATTCAACAAGTACAGAAATTACAAGTTATATAGGAGGTCCAAGTTCTGTTTATGGTATAGGTAATACTAGTATTAGAAGATCATACGATGCTATTACTAATAATTGGGATAAAATAAATGAATCTTTAGATTTTGGTAAAACAGCAACAAGCAATTCATATCCATCTACAGTATTAAGTAATAATATAGTTGCTACTACTGCTACTAGTTCTAGCTTACTAGAACAAACACTTAGCCAATTTAGTATATTTAAACCTGCATCAACTGCTACAGATTATATTGATGCCTATTCAAGAAGTATAAAACAATTTAATACTCTTATAGGTCGTCAAGTATCAAATACTAGAAAAAAAATATCACAATCACCACAACAAACTGCTCCTTCTACTCAAACCTCAGCATCACTTTCAGATGTTGTAACAGTTAAAGATAATCTTGGTGATTATAAATTTAGACCATCAACTGAAATCAAAGGAGATGAGACTAATAGAACCTGGAGAACAAAGGAGGAAATGCAAGAGATTTTAAATAATTCTTTTGATAGAGCAACAAATATTGAACTTGAATTAGGAACTGTTAGTGGTTCAGCAGGCATTCAATCACAGATGCCAAGTAGATTTTTTGGAGCATCTACTTTAGATCCTGATATAGCAGAACTAGCTAGACAAGCAACAATATATGATAATACAGCTGTACCTTATTCTGATGTACATCCTGCATTAAGAAAATTTAGTGAATTAACAAAAGAAATAAATACTACTATATCAAATTCTACTTATGAAATGGCTTTTGCTATGGATAAAGGATATTTACCCTCAGCTAAAGAAAAACCAGAATATGTTAATGGATATGGAGATACAGTAACAGTAGGAATACCTTGGAATAAAGCATCTCGTGAAATAAGAATAGGTAGCGGAAGAAAAGACGAAATAAATTTAACACCAATATTTGAAGCAGCTAAAGATTATGAAGCAGACACAGATCCCTCAGGCACTCATAACATAAGAGATTTAATACGATTTAGAATACAAGCAGTAAATACTGATAGTCCTGAAAGTGGAGATTGGATGGTATTTAGAGCATACTTAACAGACTTATCTGATAGTGTAGATACAACTTGGAATGAAATAAAATATGCAGGTAGGGGTGATAAATTTTGGATATATGATAGTTTCTCTAGAAAAATAAATGTTAGCTTTAAAGTAGCAGCTTTATCTTCTGAAGAAATGAAACCTATGTACCAGAAACTAAATTTTTTAATGGGCAACCTAATGCCAGACTATAAAGGAGTATTAATGAGAGGTCCTCTTGTTAGATTATCTGTAGGAAGTTATATAGATGCTCAATTAGGCAAACTAGATTCATTATCTTATAAGATACCCCAAGAATCACCTTGGGAGATAGCAATAGATAAACCTGAAGGAGGAGCACAATTACTTATATTACCTCATATTATAGAGGTAACATTAGGATTTACACCAATTGGATCGGATACAGCAGGAGTAAATAAATTACAAAGAAAATCACAAATAACATCCCATATTGCTCAAAATAATAGCGGAGATACTCAGTTACAATATATAGGACTTAGCGATGAGGCTAAAGCGGTAGGAGCAAATGCTGCTAAAGTACTTGCTAATTTTAAAGGATTTTAATAATATAAGTAATGGCAACAAGATACGATAATAAAACAACATTAACCACACCACAAGGTAAACCTTATTATAAAGCTAAGGTATACCCTAACATACCATTGTCAGAAAGTGATGTTTATGTTATTACAACAATAGGAGATAGACTTGATTTATTAGCCTATAGTTATTATCGTGACGTAAATTTATGGTGGGTGATATCAATGGCAAATAATAATGCAACTAATGGATCATTGTTTCCCGCACCTGGTACTCAATTAAGAATACCTACAGATTTAAATACTGTATTAAATTTAGTTAATAAATTCAATCAAGCAAGATAATGTTATGTCTATATTCAAAGCCACGTTTAAAGAAGGAGTTTGTAATCAATTAAAAGTACGTCAAAAGGCTATTAATAATCGTACCCCAGGAAATCTTACATATTATAATTCACGTAATGCTTGGGTTAGAGTGACCTCTGCTGTTGAAGTTAATGGCGATAAAGGAGCATTAGCAAATAAATATATTTTGCAAGGTGGTATTTTAGACCCCAATAGAAACTTACGCTCAGGTTTAGGAATAAATGGAGCATATGATAATATTAGCCCTGATGGAAACGAGTATCGTTTAGGTATCCGTCCAATGCCTGGTATAACATCAGTAGAAGTTAAATCAAAAGCAGCATATGGTTCTTTAAGAGAAGTAACAATAAATTTTGTTTGTTGGGATATACGCCAATTAGAAGAACTAGAATTATTATACATGCGCCCCGGCTATTCAGCAATGGTAGAATGGGGTTGGTCACCATATCTAAAAAATGATGAATCATTAGAAACTAATGTTAGTTTTGTTAACGATGTATTAGATGCTCAAGATGGTAAACCTTCTAAAGAAGATATTTGGAAAAAAACATTTAATAAAGCATCATCAACAACCGATGGAGGAAATTATGATGCTGAATATGGTAGAATACAAAATTATAGTTGGAAAGCTAGAATGGATGGTGGGTATGATTGTACTACTACTATTATATCATGGGGTGAAATTCTTGAATCATTAAAAATAAATTACGGAGCCTTTACATCAGATGTGGGTAAAAATGGTACTCTTAAAGATCCTAAAATATCAACACCTTTTAGTAAAGATTCAAACATATCAAAATCATATGCTAAAAATGTTTTAGCTGGAGTTATTAATGAAATGTATTTAATAGCTCGAGGTGAACTTGGTGGTAGTTCTTCTAGTACAGAAGAAGGTGGAATAGGAAATACTATTAATAATGCTGTTAATAATGCTACAGATGCTCTTATCAGTTTTGGTAAAGCAGTAGTTAATACTGTTGCTAGTGTAGCAACAGGCCAAGAAACCAAAGTATTTTCTGCTGATATTAAATCACAATCAATAACATTAGATGGAGAAGATTATGAATTTGCTTTATTTGAAGTAGATATAGCTAACAATACTGGTCAATTAAAAGATAGTGATTTTGAAGGTAGTAAGCAGATATATATTACATTAGAGGGATTTGTTAGAATACTAAACAAATATATTTTAATACACGACACAGCTAATAAAAATGCTATAGTAGAAGTATCTACTACTGAAGGAGACCATATGGAGAATCCTGGAGCTCCATTATTGTGTTTAGGAGATAAACTTCAATTATCAACAAACCCCTCAGTATGTCTTATTAAAAATATGGCTTGGAACAACCCAGTAGATTTAGGGTTTGAAGAAGGATTTTTTGATGATTTTTCTACTTTGAAAAAAGTAATGGAAACATTAACTAAAAACTATTGGTACAACGATAGTTACACAGACACACAGTTTGGTATCATACAAAACATATATGTTAATTTAGCTTATTTATATTCATTAGTTGTAAGTGAAGATCTAGCAGCACAAGATAAGAAAGAAAAAAATGACATATCTGTATTTGATTTTTTAAAAAATATGATGAATGGAATAAACACATCAATAGGTAACGTAGCTACATTTGATGTGTTTATAGATCCTCAAGATAGTAAAGCTAGAATAATAGATGTAAACTATGTTGATGCAACTAAAAGAAATGATGCTTTTGAAAAAGCATGTATTATTGAAGTACACAATCTAAATTCAACAGTTAGATCATATTCATTCGAATCACAAATATTTCCTGAACAATCTAGTATGATTGCTATAGGTGCTCAAGTAAAAGGGGGTGCATTGGGGGATAAAGTAGATACATTAGTCGATTTTAACCAAAATTTAATAGACAGAGTAGTACCTAAAAAAGATGCTCCACTCCCCCAGAACCCACCAACTGATCCTGAAAAAGCACAAGAAGATGCATTAACAAATTTAAAAGAAAATGTTGATATATTAGTTAACTATATTAATCAAATAGATGCTTCTTATTATGAAGTAACAGGAGATTTTGATGTAAATGAATCTGGTAAATATTCTAATGCATTGAAAGATATAATTGCTTACTTTAAAAATATTTATAAAGATGATAATAAAAATAGAAATATTATACCAACAAAACTATCTATTGAATTAGATGGAATTGGAGGAATAGTAATAGGCAACCTATTTAGAATACCAGAAGAATTAATGCCTAGAGGATATAAAGGGGATGGAGCAGGACCAGTAAAATTAGGATATACAGTTAATGGATTAGGACATACTATTAGTGGCAATGATTGGAAAACCAAAATAGACGCTCAATTTATTATATTAGATGAGCCAAAAGGAGCATCTACATCTACTATTTCTACAGGGGCAATAAAAAAAATCATTAAGGCTGCTTTTGAAGTTAAAGAAGATCCTAAAGAAGCAGTAAAAGAAGTTGAAAAAGTTATTACAGAACACAAAAATCAAGGAGGAGGAACAGGAACCGGATGTAAAGCACTAGAACCAGATGTTTCATCTATTAAAGATAGCGATTTAGAAATCATAAAAGGTACATTTACTTCAAACACAGGTCCTGTTCAGGATTTAGCAGTAGTAGATGGTAAACCTGTAGGAAAAGAGGTAGCTAAGGCTATTATATTAATGAAAAGAGCTTTTAAAAAAGATAATCCTGGACTTGATTTAATAGTAAATAGCGGATTTAGATCACCATACACAGCAATAAGTGGAAAATCTACAAAAGGTAATCCAGTGTCAGCAACCGCTCAAGATACTTTATATAAAGCATATTTAGCAAATGGAAAACCACTAACAGCAAAACCTGGATCTTCACCCCACGGATACTCTATTGCTTTTGATTTAAATACAGGATCAGTAACAGGAGCTATTAACCAAAAATTAAAGAAAGAAATATACCAGTGGTTAATTACCAACGCTTATAAATTTGGATTTGTAAGATATGTAGCTAAAGAAGAATGGCATTGGCAGTATATGCCAGGAACGTATCAATATAATGATAGAGTACCAAGAAATAATGTAGTAACTGTTAAAGGAAAATCATTTGATTTATATAAAGGATTTAATTTAGATTCACCAAATTGTAGCAAAGGAGGAGCACCAGCCGCTCCTACTAGACAAGATAATATTAACAGTACATATTGTGGTTTAGTTAGCGGTAAAGTTAGTGGTGGAACTGATAAAGGTAAAACTTGGGAAGAATATAAAACAAGATACTCTGTAACAGCAGCAGAAGAAAATACAGCAAAACAATCATGTAATAAAGGAGACACAGTAGACGCAGTATTAATTGGTGGATTAGATTATAGAGCAGGTGACTATAAGATTGATAAACAAGTTGAATTATTTAAACAAGGATACGGAGCTAACAAAAACGTAAAAGGATTTACATACAATACTCCAACAGCTACTATCACTAATTTTTTAAAATCACAACCTAATGCTACTGTAGTTATGTTTAGTGCAGGCTGTTCTAAAGCAGAAGCAGTATCTCTAGTACCAGGTATAAATAAAAATAAAATATATATTGTAGAATGTTACGCAACTTCAGCGGGTACAACAGCAATAGTTAAAGCAGCTGTTAAAAATGGTGTTCCTGCAAGTAATGTTTATGTTGGACCTACTACTGATAGAGGTAATGGAGTTGTACCAGGAGCATCATCTTCTGGAGCACCTACACATTGGGATGCACTTAAAATAGTTGGAGGAAAAATAAAATAATATGGGCATAAGAATACCAAAGAATCAGATAATAACAGGTAAATACACTACTGGTGGAGAGTATGTAATATTATCTTCACATGCTCCTTATCAAGGATATTATTATGATTTAAATGGTAGAACATTTGCTGGTAAGGAATTTGACCCTAAAGCTCCTGAAATAATAAGAATGGTATCTGGTAAATTTAATCCTTTACTAGATAATCCTGCTACTGCTACTTATGCTAAGATATCAAAAATAAAACTAAGTAATTTTGTTCCTGTAACAAAAATATATCAAGACGATCCTTTAGCTACTGGAACTGTAGATAGATATTTTGTTCAAAAAATAAGTGCTGCTCCGTTTTTAATTAAGGAAGTAACTAAAGAATCATATGAAAAAGCATTAGATGATCCCTTATACATAGCTATTATGATAAATTGGAATAGAGCGGGATATTATGGAAATATAGAAAATTTAGATATAGCTGAAAAGACAATGCCTGGTATAAAAACCTATCTAGAAAGTGAGGATAGTGCTGGTGACTCATTTGGAAATTAAAGAATTCTTAGGCCAAAAAAATTTTATTATATTTACTTTATAAAGGTTATGAAATATGTTTTACATTATCGAGCGTCAGGATCAACTGACACAACTTCCCCCATTTAATGATTGTTTTGTTCAATTTATTCAACAAAATGATAACTATCACCCTAAATTAAGTCCGCTTAGTTTAATTTACATTCGAGACATTGCCCAACACAAAGGATATATATTATGTTTAGATCATAACGAATCATTCTCATTACCATATCAAGAAACACTTAATTGGTTACTAGGCAATACTGATCGCTTATTCGTATTAAATAAAAAAGAAGCACTATATCACTTTAACTACCCCGATAAACTATATGATATTAATTTTATTGAGCAACCAGATCTAACCGAAGCGCTTAACATACCTGCAATATCATTTTATTACAAACAACACACAGTAAACCCAATAGTAAATAAACTAATTCCAATTAGTAAACACTATGAAGAAAGCGAGCGAGTGTTTGATGTAGTACTTCCAATAATCCAACAGTACCGCCAAAATAACGTTGTTTATGCGTTTAATAACGGACCTTTAACGCGCGTGTTTTACGATATAGAGTCAAATGGTATTAAAGTAGATAAACAATGCTTTATTGATGCATACGGCAATAAATTACAATACCCTCAATTCAACCTACATAAAGGTAGAATATACAGCCAATATAATCTGTACACAATAACGGGTAGACCATCAAACACATACAATAGCATTAATTTTGCTGCATTAGATAAAAATGATGGTGAAAGATTATGCTATATACCAACCAATGATAAATTTGTTGAATTTGATATTCAGGGATACCATCCACGGATACTAGGTGATATGATTGATTTTAACTTCGGTGATAAAAATACATACGAAACACTAAGTGAATTATTGGGTGTAACACCACAAGAAGCTAAGGAATTAACATTCAAACAATTATATGGTGGTGTTTGGGCTGACTATAGAGATCAACCATTCTTTAAAGATATAGTAACATTAACCGATGGTATATGGGATGAATATCAATATGGTAAACAATATGCAACTCGTAATCGTGTATTTACACTAGATAAAGAAATGACACAATCTAAATTACTAAACTACATTATTCAGAGTCACGAAACATCAAATAATGTAGCGATGTTAGACAACATATTAAACTATTTGAAAGATAAACAAACTAAACTAGTATTGTATACTTATGATGCATTTTTATTTGATTATAGTAAAGAAGAGGGTACCCAATTGTTAACAGACATTAAAAACATGATACCTTACCCAATAAACGTTAAGCAGGGTAAAACATATCACGGTCTAGAAAAACTATAAATATTTATAATGGAACAACTAAACGAATTTCTTGACTTGAACAAATTATTCTGCACATTTACCTCACCAGCAGATTTAGAGGAAACGGTAGCGACTATTAATCGTAAGTATTCAATATTATTTAATAAGATATTTATATTGGAATCACCACAAAGTGATGAACTAATATGTACTTATAATATTGATACAGGCAATATGGCGGCATCGCCTATGGCTAATACTATATTACTACACAGAAAGAAAGAGTCCAATACTTTATACACCATAAATGCATTAAACACATTGATTAAATTACTGAATGGTGGTGTGTTAGATACACGATTCATTGTGAATTGGCAGGATTATAAAAATAGCATATTATTAACGAATGGCCCTGAATTGCGCAAGCTGGATACAGCAATCTTCAAAATCGTAGACTTTAGCAGACAATAAAAAAACCTCCATATAGGAGGTTTAAAGAAGTGATATTTATTGTCGCTAAACTAATATCGATGATAAATACAACAAAAATCTATCTCGTTACAAACATTGATAACGATCCTAATAAAGTCTATATAGGTAAAACTAAAAATAGTACTCGCGAATTAAATCACAAAGCACGGTTCGGTCCTCAAATTACATTTAATTATATTGATGAAGTTAATTCATTGGACCATAATGATTGGGAACCATTAGAAACAAAATGGATACAACATTATACTGATTTGGGATATAATGTAGTAAATCAAAATAAAGGTGGTGGTGGTCCTGAATTCCATACAAAATACACATGTGATAAGATAAGTAAATCTAAAACTGGACAAAAATACCCAAAAGAACACGGTGAAAAATTAAGTAAAGCTTTTAAAGGTAGAACAGTTTCAGAAGAAGTAAGAGAAAAAATAAGCAAAAGTAGTAAAGGAATAAGTAGAAATAAAGGGAAAAAACCATTACTGGGTAAACATCATTCTTTAGAAACAAGACAAAAAATGTCTAAGCCTAAATCTTCTACAATAAACATGAAAAAAAGTATAGAAGTGGCCCATAAAATAGCCATAGCTCACCATAAACCTATAATTCAGTATGATTTAAATAATAACTTAATCAAAGAGTGGTCTAGTGTTAAAGAAGCAGCTGAATCGTTAATGAAAAATAACGGTGGGATATCAAGCGCATTGACTGGAGTAAATAAAACAGCATATGGTTATATATGGCGCTATAAAATGCAGTCTACTTAAAAAGATATATATTTATAGGCACAACTCATTACATATATTTAACACATGAAACAACAAATTAACGAAGTAAGAAGAATGCAGCAATTAGCTGGATTGATTAATGAAAATCAAGAAACAACAACTGTTGAAAAAATAGAAAATACAGTAGCTGATAAATTAGAAAATTCTGTAGAGAAATTAACAGATGAACAAATAGCACAATTACAACAAACATTAAGTTCATTAGGAATAACAGCGGATTCAAATCCACAAGATGTAATAAATAAACTTGAACCTAAGATCAATGAAATATTAGGTGAAGCTGAAGGTGATACTCAAAAGAAAGTAGCCGATGCTTTAGGTCATATAGGTACTGGTTTAGTAAAATCACTACTCATTCCTTTAATTCCTTTAGCAGTTGGACACGAAGCAGGAATCGGATTTGCTGGAGGATTAGCAGCAACAATTGGTGTTGCTGGATTACTTATAGGATTAGCTAAAGCATTAGGACATAAAGAAAATAGTACTGAAACAGGAAATAATTAATAAAGAGCCTTTGCAAGAAGGCTCAAAATAAGTTTTGGAAGTCAAAATAAGAATCATAGATTCACTAAATATTGTGTTCATAGAACACCTCACTTAAAAACAACATAACATGGACTTAAGTCTCATCAAGCAGAAGTTGTCCGCTTCTCAAACCAAAGGACAAAAACGTGAAAAAGTCGATTACACAAAGATCTTCTGGAAACCAAAACCAGGCAAGTATCAGATCAGAATTCTCCCCTCTAAGTTCGACAAATCAAACCCATTTCGCGAAGTTTACTTCCATTATGGCTTTTCAAAAGGACCAATCTTAGCATTGACTAATTGGAATGAAAAAGATCCTATTGCCGAATTCGCAAAGAATCTCCGCAAGTCATCAGACAAAGAAGATTGGCAGCTCGCCAAGAAAATTGAACCAAAACTTCGTTATTTCGTTCCAGTATTGGTACGTGGTGAAGAAGCACAAGGCCCTCGTTTATGGGAATTTGGTAAATTAATTTATGAGCAATTGTTAGGTATTGCAGCAGACGAAGATTATGGTGATTTTACAGACATCACTGATGGACGTGACTTTACAATCGACGCTGTTGAAGATGTAGTTGCTGGTAGAAAAGGTATCAAATGTAATATTCGTGTTAAACCTAAAACATCAGCTATCTCTGAAGACGCAGCTGTGGTAACAAAAGCATTGGAAGAACAACCAGACATTCTCGGTATCAACAAACATTACTCATTCGATGAATTGAAAGAATTATTGGATAAGTGGTTAAATCCAGATAGCGAAGAAGATACTGATGCTCCAATTGCATCTAAGTCTACAGATGATGATGAAGAAGAGGAAGATGATTTCCTAGCTGAAATGAATAAGCCAGTAGAACAAACCTACAAGCTTGATACAACAGCAGCTAAAACATCTAATGCAGACAAGTTCGATGATTTATTTTCGTAATTAATTAAACAAAATTTATGGCAAAAAGTAAGAGCTCACTGAGTGAGGTGGTAAGCAATTCGCTTAACAAGACATTTGATCTGTCTTCATTCAAAAAGAGCAAGTTTTTAGATCAATCGGTTAAATTCAAGCCACAACGTTGGATTCAACTGTCTAAAGCCTTTCAAGATGTCATTTCATTGCCTGGTATTCCGATGGGCCACATCACACTCTTGCGTGGCCACTCGGATACGGGTAAAACAACAGCAATGCTAGAAGCAGCTGTAGCAGCACAGAAGATGGGTGTATTACCTGTTCTTATTGTAACTGAGATGAAATGGAATTGGGAGCACGCACAACAAATGGGATTCGAAATGGAACCAGTTGTTGATGAAACAACAGGTGAAGTTACAGATTACAAAGGATTCTTCCTATATGTAGATAGAGGTTCACTAAACACAATTGAAGATGTAGCAGCATTCATAGCTGATCTATTAAGTGAACAAGCACAAGGTAAATTACCATTTAATTTATTGTTCCTATGGGATTCAGTAGGATCTATTCCATGTAGATTGTCTGTTGAATCAAATAAAAATAATAATGAGTGGAACGCAGGTGCTATGTCTCAGCAATTTGGTAACTTTATCAATCAGAAAATTGTATTATCACG